TTCAGATTGCAGCTTGGACTGATGAGCGTGGATTGCTGATTGCATCTAGGCCCACCAAGCTGGTTGTTCCACCTGATCTTCAGTTTGTAGCAACTCGTTTGCTTGAGACTGAGCTTCGTGTGAACACAGCCGATAACGACATCAACGCACTGCGTAGCATGGGGTCAATTCCAGAGGGTTACACTGTTAACCACTATCTGACTGACACTAATGCGTGGTTCTTGATGACTGATATTCCTAACGGTCTGAAGCACTTTGTGCGAACTCCAATGCAAACCTCTATGGATGCCGATTTTGATACTGGCAATAGCCGGTATAAGGCCCGTGAGCGTTACAGCTTTGGTGTATCTGATCCACTGGGTATCTTCGGATCGCCCGGCGCAAGCTAGAGGTGTGACTGAGAAGGGGGCGCTTGTAGCCCCCTTTTCTTTGCTATACTATAAAACTCATCCTGACTGCGCTCCACTGGGGAGGCGGCAGACTTTAGCCACGACAGGAGACTCATATGGCTACTCATCACAATACTCCCGTGTTGTACAGCGGCTTTGCGTCTGGTTTTAAAGACCTGCGCGAAATGCCAATATCAATCAATCCCGATTATTACTGCATAGAAGACGATTTCGTTTATGAACTCGATACCGGCTGGGTAGTTGTCAAAGACTCTGGTGCTACCGTAGCAATCGTAGCTGACACCATAGGCGGGGAGCTTGCTATTACATCAGCAGGCACTACCGATAACGATGGTGGTTCAGTGCAGGGCAATGAGATATTCGCTGTTGCTACAGGCAAAGACATGTTTTTTCAGACTCGCATCAAGAACAATGATGTAGATCAGTCTGACATATGTGTTGGATTTACACTTAATTTTGCCACTAACCCAGAGAATATGTTGACTGCCACGGATCGTATCGTTTTCCAAGTCAATGATGGGGATGCGTCTATTCTGTGTAAGACAGAGAAAGACGGCACTGAAACATCCACTGATTCTGGTATAGACATGGCTGACGATACCTACGTCAAATTGGGTATATCATGTTCGGGCACTGGTACGGTCGAGTTCTTTGTTAACGACAAACTTGTAGCTACTCACAGCACCAATATACCTGACGATGAGAATCTGGCTATTGCTGCAATGAGTCTGTCTGGCAGTGCTTCAGGCACTCGTGTAACTACCATTGATTATTTAATGGGCGCTAGAACACGTTAATAGGGAGTAGTTATGACTACGGCTAAGAAAAAGGCACCCGCTAAAAAGAAAGCGGCCCCTAAAAAAGCTGCAACAAACAGTCTTGTACCCGGCACCGCTGAGCACAAAGCTGCTGTTTTGCGTGGCGAAATTAAGGAGTAGATCATGTCTAAAGGTGATATTTTCGCCATCACTCCGTCTACTAGTGCTACGTTACTAAAAGCAGCAGCATCTATATCTGGTGCGGGGGCTATCACATTACTTACTAATGATGTGAGTCCTTTTGGAACTGGGTATAAGTTGTTGTTTACTTCTGCCGGAGATGACAGAGGTATAACTTTTACCATCACGGGCATAAAGGTTGGTAGCTTGCATGGGCAAGCAACTACAGAAGTAGTCACGGGTGCTAACGCTACCACGGCTTCTTCTAGTAACTTTTATACGGTGGTCACTAGCATAGTAGCCAGTGGTGCGTCTGCTGGTAATGTCAGTATAGGCACTACAGGCTCGTTAGCGTTTGGACGCACTAGAATCAAGAGCGTTTACTATGTAGGCGCAGGTTCTGCGGGGTCGTTGAAGTTTAACTTGAACAGCACCAGCGGGACTTTGCTTATGCAAGTAGATACTCCTGCTTCTTCGTCTTCTTTTGCTGACAGTGTGACCATACCGGATGAAGGTATTCTTACGCAGCGTAGTAATAGCGGTAGTGATTTTACGATTCTGACGTTGACTAATATTACTAACGTAACGGTGTTCTGTGGCTAAGAAGAAGGGAACTATGAAAGGCCACACCATTAAAGGTGGTCATAAGCGTCCAACTAAGGCTGGCGCAGGTATGACCAAAAAAGGTGTGGCTAAATATCGTAGGGATAATCCCGGTTCTAAGTTGCAAACAGCAGTAACGGGCAAGGTCAAGAAAGGTAGTAAAGCTGCGAAGCGCCGTAAGTCTTTTTGTGCGCGTTCTGCTGGGCAGATGAAAAAGTTTCCAAAAGCAGCTAAGAACCCCAATTCTAGGCTGCGTCAAGCTAGAAAACGATGGAAATGTTAGGAGAGGATTATGTGGACTAAACCAACATACGAAAAGATTCGCCTAGGTTTTGAAGTCACTATGTACTTTAAAAATAGTTAATGCCTAGTAAGTCTAAGAAGCAACATAAGTTCATGGCGGCAGTGGCTAATAACCCAGAGTTCGCCAAAGAGACAGGTGTTCCGCAGAGTGTGGGACGCGAGTTTATGAAGGCCGATGAAGGTCGGTTTGCAGGAGGCGGTATGGCAGACGATAAGCTAAAGATGGTAACTAACGACGAAGGACAAAGAGTTCCTTTTTACGCTGCTGATGGAAAAGGTAAGATGGCCGCAGGCGGCAATGTAAAGAAAATGAAAAACGGGGGTATGGCAAAATGTCCTCGTGATGGCATAGCACAGCGCGGAAGAACACGAGCATGATGAAGTCCAGAGGCATGGGCAAGATTAGGCCCATAGCTTTTAAGAAAGGCGGGTCTACTAAGGATGCGTGCTACCACAAGGTAAAAGCACGCTACAGAGTATTTCCTTCTGCATACGCTTCGGGTGCTATAGCTAAGTGCCGTAAAGTGGGTGCCAAGAACTACGGAAACAAGTCTCGTGGCCGTAAGAAAAACTAAGAAAGGGCTGGCGTTAAAACGCTGGTTCAAAGAGGATTGGAAAGACGTTCGCACGGGTAAAGCGTGTGGGCGGCAGAAAGGTGAAAAGCGTGGCACTCCTTATTGTAGACCGTCTAAACGAGTCTCCAGTAAGACACCCAAAACTTCTGGTGAGATGACCGCAGCAGAGAAAAAGAAAAGGATTGCACAGAAGAAACGCCTAGGACAACCAGCGGGTAAACCTAGGAGAGTAGAAGCGGCGCGTCGAAAGAAGCCTGCCAAGAAAAAGGTTGCCAAGAAAAGATAATGGCTAAAGACCCGAAGAAAGGAACAGGAAAGAAACCGAAAGGTAGTGGCAGAAGACTGTACACTGACGAGAATCCAAAAGACACGGTAGGTATTAAATACGCTACTGTGCAGGACGCTAGAGATACAGTAAGAAAGGTTAAGAATGTAAACAAACCTTTTGCTAGGAAAATTCAAATACTAACGGTATTAGAACAAAGAGCCAAGGTTGCAGGAAAACCACAACAAGCTGCCATAGCCAAAAGAGGAAAGGAGTCATTACGCAAAGCGAGAAAGAGCGTAAAGAAGAAATGATTACTTGGACAGAACGTAACAACATAGTTCAAGAAATAAAAGAATGGTCAAAACATACTTTAGAAGTTAGTAATCCAGACTTCAATGATTTACCACCATGTCCGTATGCAAAAGCAGCATGGCAAGAGAACAAAGTAGACATAGTATTTAAATTTGAAGAAGACGATTTTAAAAGATTATACATGGCACTCCACAACTGGAGTGATAAAAAAGACTTAGTGGTAATAGTAGATACTGCTTTTATAGAAGACCAAGACGAGTTTCACGAGTTTGTAGATAGCGTTAACGAAGCTATAGCAAACAACGTATTTAGAGATAAAGATATGTGGGTGATGGGATTTCACCCCGAAGATGAAGCTAATGAGTTGTTCGACGAAGGAGAGTTTGAACCTCAAGCAGATACGGAATACGCACTATTGTTTGTGCAACGGCTATCCAAGTTAGAGAAAGCCGCAGAGAAGTTAAGACCTCTTGGATATTACGATAAGTATTTTCAAGAATATGATGTAAAACACATGTACGAATTGCGTACTAACTTTTATAGGAGGCTTAAAGATGCCCGGTGCTAAAAAAGGTTTTATGAAGAAAGGTATGCGTGGGGGCGGTAAGGTTCCCGGCATGAAGAAAGGTATGCGCGGCGGTGGGATGGCTGGCATGGCTGGTAAAAAAGTTACTGGTATGAAAAAAGGCGGTAAAGCTAAAAAGAAAGCTGCAATGCGCCGTAAAAAGAAGAAGTAAATAATGGCTACCTCGGGAACTGCCACATTCAATATGGACTTCACGGAAATCGCTGAAGAAGCGTGGGAACGTGCTGGCCGTGAGATGCGTTCGGGTTATGACCTGCGTACTGCACGTAGGTCAATGAACCTACTCACTATTGAGTGGCAGAACCGTGGTATCAACATGTGGACTATAGATGAAGGCACCATCGACTTGGTACAAGGAACTTCGTCGTATGACCTACCGGCGGATACCATTGATTTGCTTGAGCATGTTATACGTACTGGTAGCGGTAATGTGTCTACTCAGTCTGATCTCAGTATATCTCGTATAAGCGTTTCTACTTACGCTAGTATACCTAACAAGCTAACGCAGGGGCGTCCGATACAGATATACATAGACAGAGGGCAAGCTAATCCTTCTGTCACTGTATGGCCTGTGCCTGATGCGTCTAGCACGTATGTTTTGAAATACTACAGAATGCGGCGTATACAGGATGCAGGCAGTGGTGTGGAAGACGCGGATGTTAACTTTAGGTTCTTACCCTGTCTTGTTGCAGGGCTTGCATATTACATAGCACAAAAAGACCCAGAGTTGGCACCACGTATATCCATGCTACAGACAGAGTATGAAAGACAGTTTGATTTAGCTGCACAAGAGGATAGAGAAAAGGCATCTATTAGCTTAGTGCCACGAATGTATGGCATGAGGTAGACATGACACAGCGTTTTGCTTCTAGCCAAAGAGCGTTAGCCATATGTGATATATGCGGCTTTCAGTACGAATTAAGAGAGCTTAGGAACTTAGTAAAGAAAAACAAAGTTACGGAGTTAAAGGCGTGTCCTGAATGTTGGAACCCTGATCATCCACAAAATAGATTAGGTGAGTTTCCGGTAGATGACCCGCAAGCTATAAGAAATCCTAGACCGGATTTTGCAGAACTCCCGGCTAGTAGGGCACATATAGAGCCAATAGACCCTTCCATAGTATGTGGGTTTGGGCATGTAGGAGAAGTAACAATCTCAATTACGTAGAGGAACATTATGAAACGCGAAGATAAAAAAGACCCTAAGATTATAGAGCAGTCAAATCAGCCAACAATGTATGACGCTGGCACGGATGTTAATAAGCCGATCAACATGAAAACTAGTGGCATTAAAATACGTGGCACTGGTGCGGCCACCAAAGGCACAATGGCGCGAGGGCCAATGGCGTAGTGAACTACACTGAGCTAAAAGCAAATGTAGAAGACATCTGCGAACAGACGTTCACGGCAGATCAGCACGCTATGTTTGCTCAACAAGCAGAGCAAAAGATATACAATACTGTACAGCTTCCTGCGCTTCGTAAAAACCAGACCGGCACGCTTACGTCTGGTAATAAGTATTTAACGATGCCGACTAATATGCTGTATGTATATTCTCTAGCAATTATAAGCGGTAGCGATTACATATACTTGTTGGACAAAGACTCTAACTTTATACGTGAGGCTTATCCCAATCCCGCAACAACAGGGATACCCAAGCACTACGCCATATTTGATGCAGATACCTTTATTGTAGGCCCAACGCCAAATGCTAGTTTTTCTGCGGAGTTACATTTTGCTTATTACCCAGAGTCCATAGTGACCGCTGGAACTACTTGGTTAGGCACTAACTTTGACTCTGCGTTGTTAAATGGAGCTTTAGTTGAAGCCATACGTTTCCAAAAGGGTGAAGCAGATATGGTGGCGTTGTATGAAAAAATGTATGTAGATGCCATAGCGTTGTTGAAAAATCTGGGTGACGGTAAGCTACGGGAAGATACTTATCGCTCGGGTCAGACTAGGAGAGAGGTGGCGTAATGCTGAGTGCTAATGGTGCGCTACAGATAGGTAACTTTACGGTTAACACAGTGTCGGGACGAGGGTTCACTGCTGAAGAGATGGCAGAACAAATCCTGAATAAGATTATACATGTGGGTGGAAACGCTCATCCTGTTATAAGAGAACAGGCGGAAGCATTTAAAGATCAGATTCGCGGAGTGCTGGTTGAGGGTATAAAACAAGCTATACGTTCAGACCGCACTACACTTGCAAACCAATTTCGAGCCGCTGGGCATTCGGAACTTGTAAAACTATTGGAGATTTAACATGGCTATTACTATATCTACAGCGATGCCCACTAGCTTTAAGGTAGAGCTATTCAAAGGGCTACACGATCTACAAAATGGGGCAGATACACTCAAGATTGCGCTACTTAAATCAGTATCAGCAGGTTCAGGCACCTATGGTGCTGCTACCA